CGACGCACATAACCCGAAGAAACTTGCCTATCAGTGTACTTCTGAAGTTTGTTTAAGTCATCCATAATATGCAGCATGGCAATTAATTCATCCGCCATATGAATTGATGCATTTTCTAAATTACCATATTTTTTTGTAAATTCGGCCACAAGGCCAGTAGCCAAGCTATTAACCATAATAAATCCCTCTGATAGAAAAGGGGGCTGATTTGCCCCCTTCTCAGTAGACCACAATTACTTGTCGGATGGAATAGGAATTGGTTCGTACCCATGAGAAATTTTTGGGCGAACCGAAGCGTGATCGCGACCAAATTGTCCATCTGGAGCGGAAGCAAGCTGGCTTTCCTTGGTACGGACCTGATTACGGGCATTGCGGTAATCAATAGCCCGCATTTCATCCGTAATTTCTTTAGGACGTTCCATAAGAACCATACCCTTACGCTCAATATGACCAGTTGCGCCAGGAGGCATCATTTCTGGGTGGCGAGATGCGGGTACAGGTTCCCATCCAGTGCGGCGAAGCGCAACAGTATAAGCAGGGTTTTCCTGCCCCAATACCTTCTGCGTCTTCCACTCATAGGACCAGCCATCTGGGACCATGTTCGGATCAAAATGAAACTCATCCTGACCTTCATCTAAATTGCCAAGGTGTCCACGTAATTCAGCGGCACGTTGGGCTGCACGGCTGCGTGGATCATCTGATTTAGCTGGCTCTGGACGCATTGCAGGGCGGCTAACAACTGGTGTTTCAACTGCCTGTACTGCTTCGACTGTTTTCTTTTTTGTGCCGAAAGGACGGCCACGTTTTTTAGGTGCTGTTTCTGACATTACATTCTTCCTGCTTTTTGCAGAGCAATCTTATTCAGATAATACTCTTTTTCAGTTAATCCGCTGGCACGGGCCGCTTCTGCTTCCGCTTGCGTCAATGTGACGACATTGGGACGGCTGCCTGGGCCACCGCCTGTGCGAGAAACTGGTGCAGCCGCTGGAGATGAGCGGCGTTGTGTTGGTGCTGCTGCTGCTGACATAGCTGGCTCATTGGAACGATCTACATCGCGGTTATTAAACCCAAGTCGGCCTTCGATATAATCAAAATACTCACGAGTATCTGGAATAATACCATCATCAACCGCATCAGCGTGTGCGCGGAACATGCGATCAATTGTTTTTTGATTGCGCAAATTATCGCGGTTTTTATCCAACCAGGAAGCAGACGCTGGAGAAACCTGACTTATCAAGTTATCGACAGGATCTGCTGGTTGATATTGTGGTTGCTTTTCTTTGGGACGGCTTTCCATAGCCGCTTTGCCATTTTCAAGCTGCAATAGGCGAGAAGTATTCTCAGACATGCTGAGTTGAATTTCCGCAGCCTTATCGTAATCACCAACTGTCATGGCATCACGATAATTAGCTTTTAGAATTTCATTTTCACGCTTAACTGTCTCAATGACGTTGGTAACAAAGTGAAGGTTTGTATCTTCTGCTTCATTCTTTGCACGAACAGCCAATTCAGCGGCTTCTCTTGCACGTCGTTCAGCCTCTAAGCGAGCCTGTTTTTCTGCTTCTAAACGCCTAGAAAGTTCCTCGATACCATCATTTGGTTCAATTTCTTCTTTCTTTTTGCTTTTAGGTTCTTCTTGGACAACAACCTCTGGTTCTACCGCAGGGGTTTCGTCTTCTAGTACCTTGACTTCAAAGTCATCATCTTTTTCTGACATTTTATACCTCACCAAACGCGATCTGGGTGGTCAACACGGCCCTTAACAGTAATATCGTCCAGCATACGGCATAGAACGCCATTTACTGTGATACTCCAACCATCTGAGGGACGGTGAACAAGCCAATCGCCTAATTCGTAATTGATACCATTGAACCATTCGCCATCCGTATCAACGCAAGCGCTTGGTCCTTTCTTAACGAGCAAGCCAACTTTGGCTTGATAACGGTCTTCATCTGTTGTTTTGTCAGTTAAATAAATACCGCTTTTTGTTTTTTGAGGACGGATATAAACCGCCACCAAAAGTTGGTTTTGGAATACTTCAACATTTGAAATATCGCCAAGTTCTTCTAACAACTTCTTACGAGGATCATCCTCGTGTTCCATAGTCATAAAAGGCATACTTTTCCCCTCTGTTTTTAACCAAGTTTTTGGTTAACTTCCTTCTCAGCTTCGTCGCACAATTCTAGTGCATCCCGAAGACCGAGAATGAAACCTGCATTGAATTGATAAGTTGGAAAATCGAAAACGCTATGACCTGTAACAAGGTTTTCTTTGCGTTGTTCTATCTCTCTCTCAATCATCTTCTTTAGTTCAACAATATAATATTCGTGTCTTGGCAACATTAACCGCTCCCCTCAGCAGTTCCCTCTATTATTTGGTGGGACGGGATATTAAAGAGGGGTTAATACCCCGCCCCTTTAACCACTCTACCGAAGAGTGATTAACCCTTAATTGCTTTCGGAGGTTTAAGTCCGTAAGCTTTTTCTTTCTCTAAACGACCCTCACCCGAACCAGCACCGAACTTCATCTTTGGATAAGTACGGCCACCTGATTTGCGAGGCATTGCGCCACCTGCTGGAGGTGCTTGCATCGGCATAGGCATAGGCATTGGCATCGGCATAGCGCCACCAGCCATTGGCATACCCTGTGGAGGCATTGGAACAGGCACGGCACCTGGGCCACCCATAGGAGGCTTAGGAGGCATTGCACCCATTGGGTTTTGACCATCCTGTGGCTTCTGACCAGCAGAGATTATGATGTTTACGTTTGTTTTACCCTTACCAGCACGACCACCTTCTTTGCGAGCCAAACGGCCACCAGTTGGGCGTGTGCCACCAGTATAGTTGCTGCCATCAACTTCATTAGCTGCCCCACCATTTTTGTGGTGCATACGCTTCAAAGTTTTTGCCAAGTTAGCGCGTTTAGCTAATTTAGGATTCTCGCTGTGAGATGCTTTTTCAAGCTTCTTAGCTGGAATCTTTTCGCCAGCAGGAACGTGAAGTGACTTATGCAAAGCGCCAGGATGTTTAATAGCACCTTGAATCCATTTGCCATGAGTGCGACCACCACGTTTTAAATTCATTTGGTCGTTTTCATCCCACTCACCATAGTTTCGAGGATTTAGTCCTTGTGAACCTTGGTTTTGAGGGCCTTGGGGGCCTTGTGGGCCTTGGGGGCCTTGGTTTTTTGAAGATTGTGCCGCCTCCATCATAGCGCGGTTTTGCATTTCATCATAACCGCCATCAGCCCGATGCAAACGACCGCCCTGCTTCTTGCCTGTAAGAGCAGAAGGCTTAACCATCTTGCGAACAAGTTGTTTATCAGCTGCTTCATCTGGATGGGCGATTTTGCCGCCTCTTTTTGCTGCCGTAGGAAGACCCATTCCAGTAGCACGCATGGGCGATAAAGAACCAGCGCCTACACGTTGGAAGTTCATGCGTGATGGATTAACACCAGCTGTTTGGGCCGCTTGTGCCATCTGCTGCATTGCTGCTGCCTGCGGGCCACCCATAGCTTTTTTGGTGCGACCGCCAGACTTGCGGGTTGTGGGTGGGCCATTTTCATATTCTGGCTCGTAGTTGTTACCTTTACTATCAGTAACAGCACCAGATCCAGTGCGATCATCTTCGCCTTGCGCTGCGCCACCTCTGGTATAACCACCAACATGATAAGAACCAAACTTCGCAGCATTGGCATCTTTTACATTACGGTTTACCTTGGCATTTACCCATTTTTCAACTTCGCCGCCAGACTTACGTGGCTTACGACCAGCATGTTGCTTAGTCGCTTCACCCATCACCTTGCCGCCTTTTTTGAAAGCGCGACGTGATACAGGGCGTGGGCCAGTCTGTTTGTCAGCATTTTCCATTTCGGGGGGTGTCCAACCAGAGGCATCAACCTTCTGGTGTGGGTCGCCAGCGGCCATCTTCTGGGCCTTTGATTTAAGCGCCTTACGGGCAGCTTTTGCCATGTCGTTCATGGTTTGTTCCTTAGCTAAGAAATAACGAGCGTCCTCGTGATGTGCATAATACACGAGAAAATATTCTTACAACAGAGGTATTTTATCCATGTTTTTAAATATATTCCCATTTGTAAGTGAGTTATTTTGGTTGTTTATAGCATAACTTATTGATATTATTTGATTCTTTATGTTTTTGTGCTGTTATTCTAAGTATTCATACATTGTTTTGAGTATTTGGGGGTATTTTGATGTGTCTGAACCTTGTTCAAAAAGATTTGCGGCTTCCATAAGTCTTAGGTCTTTAAGGTCACAATCGCTTAGGTAAATTCGTTCTTTAGTATTGGCATCGCATATTAATCCACTTTCCAGTCCATCTGGGCGGTTAATTCGAGAAAACAAATATACAAGATATTCAGTCCTTGGGTTAAAGGTATTTGTTAAGGTTTCCCTGTCGCTATACTTTAGAGTTGAATAAGTAAATATATTTGTCCCATAAATTGAATGTAACCCCCCAGCCAAACAAACAACTTCAGATACATTTGCTTTTTTGAGTATTTGATAAGTATTTAACAAATGGTCACCTAAAGATCTACCACTGTGCTTTGTTTTAAAGCATCCAACATTTGTTAGGAATTGAATCAAATTGTTCATTCTATTCTAACCTTAATAACAAAAACCATTCTTGCTGCTGGGCATAAACGGCTAACTGATCTACCAACATGCATCATAGCACTTGGGAAAACAACACATCTGCCAAATTTTGGAATAACAGCAGTTAATATTTCATCTTTATCATCAAAAAACATAGTTTCGCCAAACCATTCTGTTTTCCAATTTTCATTTAAATATACAACAATAGTCATATCACTATCATTTTCACTATCGGTATGGGTATATCCTTCCGTACCAAATGTGTATGCGTTAATATAACATCTAATAACCACAGAATCTTCAGGTATAACCTTTCCCCTTAATGCAGATATAATATTAATAACAACAGTGGGTATTTTATCTTCAATATCTTCTCTATTGTCTTTGCCTACCTTTTCGAAACTTAAATTCCAATGCCCATAATCAATTTTGTTATGAGACTTCCAACCATAGGTAAAACCATGATTGTTTATGTATTGTATTAACTCTTTAAGTTTATCTATTTGAATTATATCATCATATTTTTTTATTAGAAGCATTTGTGAGATACTATCTAATAACCCCTCTTCAATGTCCATATTATGTCCCTCGTTTCGCAGTCATCAAAGCTTTACGTATTTCTTTTTTTAAATCATCTTGAGACATCATTTCAATATGTTTATTCCAATTATGTTTTACACGAAATGCTTTGGGCCTACGGTTGGGGTTTGTAAAACGACCACCTGTATGTCCATCATCATCCCCACCAGGGCTGCCCCCATCAGGGCTACCTCCATCTGGTGTTCCTCCATCAGGTGGTGTTCCATCAGGTGGTGTTCCGTCAGGGGGTGTGCCATCAGGGGGTGTGCCATCAGGGGGTGTGCCATCAGGGGGTGCCGAAGATGGACTTTCAGCTAATGATGCCGAATTAATACCAGCTTGAACGGCGTCTAATGCACTTTGTTCGGCTGAATTGGGACCAAAGGTTGATTCTAGTGCTGCTTGTTGAGCAGAGCCAGTTGGCAGACCATTGGAACCAATAATACCCTCAACACCAAAATGACCCTGTTGAGCAGCTTGATCGGTATTTATTGATACAACATCGGAACCAACTGGCCCAGAAAGACCAAAAACACCAGTTTGAGCAGGGCCAATACCAGGCATGTCGGATATAAATGATGTACCAATAAGATTAGATGCTTGATCAAGTCCCATAGGGGTACTTGAGGTGGATGGTGAAGAAACACTTGATGTTGGTGTGGAGGAGGAATTAGTTGTGCTACTATTCAATCCAGCTTGAATATCACCCATAAGTGCGGCTGATGCTGCGTTAGTATCTTGTATATCAGCACCTAATTGATCTGACATTCCAGCATGTGAAGTTGAGGATGATGGGGTAGAACTTGTAGTTGTAGAAGTTGGTGCATTTGAATAACTAGCTACAGTTCCAACATTTGTTGGGGTGCTAGGTTCCGATGGTCCAACTAATGTAGATCCAATTGTGGGTCCGCCTAATAAACCAGATACTGTATTTGCGGCACTTATTCCCATTCCAATAGGGCCAAGCGCACCAAGAGCAATCCCAGCGCCGATATTAGTTGCCGTCTGGCCTGGGTTGGCAATAGCATTGTCTATAGGACCAAATCCAGTAGAAGATGTAGAACTGTTAGGACTTGATGGTGATGAATTATCTGGTCCACCGCCATTGCCTTGATTGATAGGTAAACCAGTTACAGGATCAATTTTTACAGGCGCACCACCAGAATCGTATCCAATTCTTCCGCCCCGTTTTTGTGGGTTATCTAATCCTAAATCGTGTTTAGCCCAATCTAATCTCCATTGAGGATAGTTAGGATCATACAAATAACGCCTTGCCTCTTCATCTTCGCCTTCATTTGCTGGTGTGGTCATCATATTAATTGCCGCAACACCAGCTGTAGTAAGTGGTGCTATTTCCCCACCCAATGCCCAGTACGATGTTTCAAGAGGGTTGAAATCTTCTGGTTTATCGGGGTTAGAAAGAGTACCTAGTAGAGCATTTGCCCAGCCAATTTTATTCATATTATCTAAGTTATCAATACCGCCAGGGTTTAACCATTGCGAAGGATCATCTTTATTTAATGGGTTAGAAGTTGGGTCAACAAAACCATCTGTTGCAAATTTGCGGCGAGCATATTTTTTCGCCGTCATCATTGCATTTCTAATGGCTTTATTACTCATTAGCGTTTGTGTCCTACAAGATGGCTAATAAGGCTTAAAGCATGGTGAATTGGGTCTTCTTTCTTTTGCTTTACCGCGCCACCACGTTTTTGACCATTATCAAACGTATCATCTGCGTTGTTTGCAACGTAATTAGGGTCCATCTTTTGCAATGCTTGGCTAGCACGGAAGAAGTCAGCATTGCTATCATTGTTGCCCCAATTAATTTCCGTAGGATTTTTTGAACCTTTCGGCGCAACCAATTGGTTGTTGGATTGGTAATTATCACCACTAAATAATCGGGAGAAAAATCCAGGTTGGGAAGCAGCCGCTGGACCTGAAGTTGGTCTAGTTGGAGGCGTTGGGACATTGCTACGATTCGCCCAAACATCCTGCTTCGCAGCTGGCGCTTTATCCGTGGAAAAACCAGTTCCTTCATATTGTGTTGGATTTAAACTTCCGTAATTAGTATTAGTAAGAGTTGGAAGCGCACTGGATGGGTTAATAGGTTGCATATTTGCGCCAGTTAAATCTGGCATTGTCCTTGCCATCAATGGAAGGTTGCTAGGCGCAGGTGCATTCGGTGTTATTTGGCTATCTAAATTAGAAAACTCTGAGACGCTTGTCGTCGGCTTGGCATAATCAGCGTCCCACCTTATTGGTTGATTTGATGAGTGATACGCAGCTGCACCAGCCCCTCCAGCCAAAGCGAGAGCGGGCAAAGTAGTTTTTTCAGCTATATTAGCAAAAGAATCAGAAGGTGGCGTATAAACAGGTGGTGGATTAGTTTTGCCTGAAGTAATAGCGTCCCAATCAGTTCCCTTAGCTTGTGCAAGTTGTCTAGCCTTCATAGCTTCTGTCGCCTCGGAAGCGTTGCGAGCCTCAACAGCAGCGTTTGCCCTAGCCATAGCAAGTTGAGTTGGGTCAATATTTACGCCTTGCGTAGTTAAAATAGGCGGCTGGTTTCTTGTGTAAGCGGCGGCTAATTGTGCATCTTTGGTTGGCTGAGTTGCAAGTGCGGAGGTTACTGCATCCGATGATGCATTTTCCGCGCCTTGGCGTAAGATTGCCTGTTGTTGTTCATAGGAAGCCATGCGGTCGGCTAATTGTGATCTTTGATCATAAATATTTTTAAGTGCCGCTAGCTGGTTTCTCTGATCTATTATCGCTTGTGGAATGGGTGCTGGAGATGGAGCCGACTGTGATGTTTGGGAGGTTTCACGCGCAGGTGGCATACCTTCATTTTCTGCCGCAGCAATATCTGGATCAGTAGATACAGTTTTATTGCGTAAAGCTTGAATTTGCGCTTCCGTATCTCTTTGGGCCTTCAAAGCTGTTGTTTTTTTAGCTAAGGCAACAGCATCACGGGCCATAATTTGCTGCTCAGGAGTTAAATCACCAGATGCCATATCACTATAATTATTCTTCGCCATAAACGCATTAACATCGTTTTTCGCCGCTGTTTGAAATGCTTTCATTTTTTCAACGGGAATATCTTCTAAGCTTCTATACCCAGCGCCAGAAGCGTAATGGGCCACTCTAGCCATAATTGCTCTGGTAATATCACTTGCAGCCATCTGCCTGTTCCTACTCTATCGGTTGCGCCGAACCAGGTGTTATTGGGTTTTCATTTCCCTCTAAGCGCTGGAGCAATCCTGGTTCAAGGATACTGCGCGCAATAGCCAAGCCTTGTGGGTCTTTTGCCATATCTTCTGCAAACTTAACAGCCGCCAACCGCTCATCGCTTTCACGATCACGCTTGCGGTTTGTTGCTTCAAGCAACATTTGCTGGCGTTCCATGTCAATTTCTTTAAGCTTGATCATGTTAGCCATCATTTGCGGGTCCATTTGACCGCCTTGTTGGCCAGGCTGCGGTTGTTGCATCTTAGCATGTAACTCCATAGCTTTTGCCTGATCAAGCATAGCTTTAGCGTCGGCAATTTTCTTCTCGTTTGCAATTTTGGCTTGGATTTGCATAAGTTCTGGAGGAGGCTGTTGTTGTGCGGATGGAGGTGCCATAAACTGCTGAGGATTACCCCAACCAATGGCTTGCATCGCCGCAATATCAATCGCAATCGGATCATACATTGATGGATTACCAGCCTGAAGCTGCTTCAATGCCGCAACCTTCATCAAACGCTGTGTTTGCGAAGCTGTATTTGGATCGGCTTGCGGTGTTAATTCGCAATCTTCCAATGCTTGCAGGAATGTATCCTCATCCCATTGATATGCTGGCTTACGATTACGTTGCCAGAAGCTTTCTGGGTGTTCTTTAAAACACTGAACAAGTAATCTAAACTCTTCGGCTTGAGCAGCGTGCATACGTTTGTGGACGCTGTTCATAATCTTGGTGGCTTGTTCGATAGAAGCCAGAGTTGTGCCGACTGGTGTTTCAGTTACACCCTCACCGACAGCTTGCTCCGATGTCCCACCCAAGCGTTGGCCCGTTTCAACAATGTTCTGAACAAGATTCATCAGGGCAGCTGATGGTTCTTTGTACGGCAGCGGCATAATGGCTTGGTTGATAGGCATACCACCCGTTTTCACAGGCGCACCACCGCCAGGAGGCACACGGAAGATGTTTGTATTCTGACGCATACCAACGTCAGCAAACAAGAAGCCTGGGAAGTTGCTGTACATACCAGCATCGAGCAATTCACGCCATGCAGCGGTCACTGCATTTGTTGTATTACCGAGTATGTGTAGCAAACCAATATCGTAAAAACCCATGCCAGGAACAAACGTATACTTCGCGAAACATTGCCGTGCTTCTGGTAGGTCTTTTGTATCTTCATCGTAATTTCGAACCACTGAAAGAATTTGTTTTGACGATACGTCGATTGTGACGCGATATGGAACTTCTAAACCAGTCTCTTTACCCTTGTAGGTATGTTCAAAACCGCGAATATCTAATTCACAATAAATCTCGTAAATCTCACGATCACGATCTTCTGGTTTTAGAATGTTATCTTCAATGCCTTGCTGAGTTTTCTTTTCACGCTGCAAGCTATCAAGTTTAGCAGGTAAAGGGGTTGGCAAATCAATGTCTTTATAAACGCCGAGAATTTGTAAACGGCGCACAGTCGAAGGCCGCATGAAAGTGCGATGCGTAATACGTTTTGCATTGCGTAAATCCGTAGCAGAATTATTAACAATCAAGTCATCAGCATCCACAGTCTCAGAAACTGGTCGATTACGCAATGGGCAGAAGTAAACTTTTTTGAATGACGTGCCGCCAAAGCCAAGCATAAGCAACATGCGGTCGGTATCGGGGTAATATTCCGATGCCGTGCTGGTGAGGTAATGGTTTAAATCCCGCTCCAGCGCATTAGCCATCTGGTCTTCTTGCAGCGTGGCGTTGTTATTGTCGTTGCGGATCTTAACTGGGCCGTCTGTGGGCAGCATTTCCGAACGTGCATTAGCTTGAAAACGTAACACAGCCTCAAGCAGCAATGGATGGCGCACACGGCTCATGCCTTCAACTGGCGCACCTTCTGCTGATCCGCCAAGACCAGGAATCTCGATCTTAAGACCAAGAAGCTTTAAGCCAAGCGCACGATCTTCGACCCAATCCTTGCGGCTATTGATGTCGGCTTCCACACCAGATAAAAGTTCGCTGGAAATTCTGTTAAGTTCCATCTCGTCAATTTGATCGACGAGGTTATCGAACCACTCTCCGCCTTTTTCTTCCCTGTCTGCATTTAATGGCTTCCCATCCAAAGAGATTGTGACTGACCCATCGGGGTGTTCAATCTTTAAAATATTGCCCGAATCATCAAATTGCGGCGCATCCGCATCGTCATCGGTAACTTCAACGATAAAATCAGACGGAGCAATAGCAGAATCGTCTTGTGGGCCGTCTTGACGTATGGATGGTGATAAACCAGGTGTTAAAGGCATATTGTTTTCCTTACGGCTTCGTCTTTGGTTTCCATTTCATAGACGAAACGGCGAATACCCTCTTGAGCCGCCAATGTATCACTTTTTGCATCAATCGTATAGGTGCGAACAAAGTCATAAGGCTCCTCACCCCATACTTCCACGCGATAAAGATTCTCCCCTTTGGTGGCAGACTCGCGCAATATATCAACAATAGCCTTAGCTTTAACCACAGCTCTCTCCTTTTGGGGTAGTTTGGCAATAATAACAGAAAACTACGCTGGGTAAAGCGGTTCTATCTTATCGTTGTACAATTGAGGCACGTCATCATAGGCTTTGCTCTCGTCCACACGCTGCAATAGACCAATTTGACGCAGATGACGTATTGCCATGCTTACTGTATCGACCAAATCGTCATGCTTGGCTTTTGGAAAGGCAGCAACTTGGTCAATAACCATGCGGGACCATGCTTTATCAGGCGCATAAATCAATCCATCAGCAAATAAATGCTGAATGGAGTAGAGTCGGGCTAGTTTATCGGTTCCTTTAGGGTCATCTAGCTGCACAGCCCACTTTTCGTTGTTGTATAAACGCCGTAATTCTTGCGCCACGCTGTATCCAGCCGCTTTATTCTCGACTAAAACCTTATCTACTTTCAATTTCTTCATAGTTTCGGCAACTTTTGTCACCAATTCATGCAATTCAAGCTTGGCTTGCCATGCATACATCATCATAACCTTGGCATGACGTTCCCCAAAAAAGCGATTTACCTCTAATTGCTGTGTTACAAATGATCCGTCGCCATCTTCCATCAAAACATCGACCACAACGCCGTCACGAGTAATTTGTTTTGGTGCTGGAGCGGCGGTTTCTTGCGAAAATACGCCCCAAACTGTCATGGCGCTAAAGTCATTTTCCTGTTTTGTCGTGTATGCCGTATCCAAAGCAGCGACAATAAAGTCCATTGGAGGATATGCAGCCGCTTCCCACGGTTCCCACCATTCAACTTTGATTACACCACCGCCTTTAACTTCTGGACGCTGCTGTAATTGACCCGCTGTCGCCCAAGGACCAAGTTGTTTTTCTAGTGTCTGCACTTCCAACTCGCCAAATCGCTCTGGCCAAAGCAATTCATCCTCTTCTGTGCGAGGATCTTGCCATAAAACAGCCTCGCCATCGTCTGATTTATCGGCGGGAACAAGCACGGTATGAAAAGAACGATGCGGTTCATACTTCATTGGCAGCATTAAATGCGTCCAATTACCTACATCTTTCTCCAAGATATGACCCGTAAGGTCGTTTTCGGCGAGTCTTTGCTGGATGATGACGAAACAACCTGTTTTTGGGTCGTTGAGACGGGTTGAAAGGGCAGAATCCCACCATTCAATTGTTTCGTGGATCTTTGCTTCTGAAAATGCTTCCTGTGCTGCGTTAGGATCGTCAACGATGATGATTGATCCGCCTTCACCCGTAAGCGCAGAGCCAACCGATGTAGCAAGTCTCGAACCTCTTTTATCATTATCGAACCTTGTTTTAGTGTTTTGGTCCCCAACCAGATGAAAGCGTTCGCCCCAACGCTTCTGAAACCATTGAGATTCAATCAAGCGGCGGCATTTTACCGAATCACGCAACGACAATTGTTGGGCATATGACGCTGTCAAAAACTGGACACCTGGCCCAGATGTTGGAGTTGGTGTTTGTTGCGTCCATGTCCACGCTGGAAAGGCACAAGAAACCAGTGATGATTTAGCGCAGCGAGGTGGGATGTTGATGATCAAGCGCCGAATGTGGCCGTCTGTGACCGCCATAAGGTGTTTAGCAACAGCCTCAATAGGCCATCCAGGGGTAAAGGGTGAAGCGTCTAAATATTTCCATCCCCTGCGTAAAAAAGTGTACAGATCGTCTTCGCATTCTTGCCTATCCATCGCCAATAAATAATCTTGCGAATTAATCCGCTTGCCTTCGTGCTGTATAATGGCCATTAGACCCTAACCTTTGCAAAGGAAACGTATTTTTCGCCAGTCTTTTTATCCTGATAACAGTTAAATATAGCCATGTTTTTGTGGGCGGGGTTGTTTGAATAAATCAAATCCCCACCTGGTTCCTCATAGCAATACCCATAATGATTATCCATTTCCTTGCGGCGCAGATAACCATAAGTATAATGCCAACCTTGGCTAATAAACTTATCGTTTGAATAACTCACGCGATTTCTCCAAAACCTCATTGATGTGCTTATCCAAGTCTTCTTGTGTTATAGGCGTTAATTGCATCATGTTAGCACGAAACATATCTTTTAAAATCTTTATCTGATGGTGAGCCATTTGGATGTTGGCATCGTATACATCCCCCGCCTTGCGCCAGATGGCCTGAACCTCGGTTGGCAACTCTTCCCAAGCTGGCGGCTTAATGTCGATCAATTTGGTGTTTTCGCAATAAAGTGCGTACATATTTTTGGCTAATTCATCCATTGGTTTTTTCCCAGCTTTTGAGTTGATCTTGGGTAAGGACGTATGTTTTTCCATGTCCAAGATCGGAGATGTTTTCTGGTTTGGTAAAATTC